ACTGAAAGACCCGGTTACTGGTGAAAGACGCGGCTTCCGGAAATCATCCAATGCCGGCATGGCAGACATCCACCTCACTGTCATGGTTGAGGGCATCCCGGTATCAGCATGGCTGGAAGTCAAATCCGCCAAAGGCACCCAGAATGAAAACCAGCTCGGCTTTGAGCGAATGGTCACCTCATTTGGTTCACATTACTACATTGTACGAAGCATCTATGATGTCCAAGAAGTAGTTTCCCAACTCAGATCAAACACATGGGAGAAAATAAAGAGCTGTGTTCCGTTTTAAAACCTGTGCTTTCAATGCACGATAATCTGCCCAATGAGGAATATCATGCACGGCCAGAGTTATCTGCACACAATCTGATGGATGTGGAAGTCTCACCAGCGTATGCAGATTATAAAAAGAAAAATCCCCAGGCATCGACTGACGCCATGATCCTCGGCACCCTAATCCATGAGGCAACCGAAGACCCGGAATCCTTCCACAAAAAATACGCTCATGGTCCGGATGTGAAACTGAACACCAAGTCCGGGAAAGACCAATGGCAGATTTTCCAGGAAGTCAGTGAAGACAAAATTCCGCTGCGCCACCACCAGTTTCTGACGGCGGAACGCTGCAGTGAAGCAGCCTGGAAACATCCAGAAGCAAAACTATTTTTAGAACATTCCAAAAAAGAAATCTCAGGATTCGGCCAGGTGCTGCGGACACCAGTGAAGGCACGCCCCGATCTGGATTGTTCTGAATTCTGCAATGACCTGGTTGATATCAAATCCCGCCAGCTCGGGAAAGGCTCGCGTGATGCGTGGCTCAAAGATTTCTTCAATTACAAAACTTTTATCCAGGCCGGCATCCAGGTTGAGGTGTGGCGTCAGCTCGGTTTCACCGTCCATGGTTATTACTACATTCTTATTGAAATAGAACCGCCCTACCAAGTGAACGTGCTGCCGATTGATCCTGAGTGGATTGACATCGGAATCGGCATGGTCACCAGGGCGGTGCAGAAGTGGGAAGCCTATCTGGAAAAGGGAAGACCGGAAGGATATGCGAGGAACCAGCAGCCCATGGAAGTACCAGATTGGATGCGGCGGAAACTGGAATGGCCATAACAGACTAACGCAGACTGTCTGCATTTAGTCTGCAAATATGGGGCGTATTTTGGGGCGCAGACCACGCCCTAAAAAGCGCACATTTGTCAGATCGTTTGTTGGGGCAAACGAGCAAACGGGTAAACGAGTAAACGGGTAAACAGACTGTGTACTTTTGATTGATCTCAAACAGACGCACCAGGGATTCCTGGCTGCACTGGAAAAGTCGCAGCAAGCAGTCTGCGCGGTGGCAGTTTATTTAACCCGGTTAGGTCAGACCATTCAGATGAATGGAATGCATAAGGCACCGACACCACAGCAGCGGGATGTCTTCCGGGATCTTGGGGATCTTCACATTTTGAAACGCTTGGAAGTGAAGCAAAGAACCATCGATTGGACATGCCGGGAAGACTATCCATTCCCGGATATTCTGGTGACCGGAAAATCATCCTTTGACCAAGGGGAAAGACCTTTGGGATTTATTATTTTAAACCGCACCGGGACGCACGCGGCAATGATCAACTCGGACACCCGGCATCGGTGGGAAGTCCGGCGCGTCCACCATAACCGAGGAACTGAGGCGGAAACCTATGTGGCTCCGCTGGATGTACCCCGCTGGATTTGCCTGGCGGATATCTTAAATGAAATGAAAGGAACAAATGAATGAAGAGACTGCACTTGCAGCAAAGCCAAAAATGCACCTAGAAAAGGAAATGGCCCTTTTCGATTATGATTTCAGACTCTCAAAAGCATTGTCTGCATCTCAAATGACCGGAGTTTTTAAAACACCAGAGCAAGTTTTCACTGCTATACAGATGGGGCGTGGGCATGGGTGGAGTCCAATGCAGTCCCTTCATAATTTATACCCGCTGCATAACACGGTCCATCTTACTGCAATTGCAGCAATGGGTTTAGTCCTTCCCCATGCCGACAAACCTCCGACAATCAAACGTGAGTCCAAAAACGGTCAAGCCTATTCCTGCACCGTCACTTATCTGCGTGATGGAGTTGAATCCAGCAGGACTTTCACATTAGATCAAGCAAAGGCCGCAGGTCTTGTTAAAGGTGGAGGAGCATGGACAGCCTATGCGGAAAACATGCTGTACTGGCGTGCCGGAATGTTCGCAGCACGGGAAGCATTCCCCGACATCTTGGCAGGCATCTACTCCATTGAGGAAATGGCAAACAAAACAGTTGAAGAATTAAAAACTAAAGACATAACCCCAGAAGGTTCCGGCACTGACTTAGAAAAGCGCCTGGAAACAGCAGCAGAAGAAGTAAAACTAATGATGGATGAAGAGAAAAAACAGGAAGAAACTAATGGATCTGAATCCGAAGTGAAACACCTGGTGCAAGCCGCCGAGGAGATTGTCACCAAAGATGTTGAAACTAAATCTGGAACAGTGCCTTTTGAAGTAGGTGAATCACCTAAAGAAATAGCCAAGAATAAAATTGGAAACTACACCAGGAAAAGAGATCTGGAAGCTTATTTAAAAGCCGGTGAAAAACTTAAATGGCCTGCCATTATGAGTGAAGCTGATGTGAAAGATCTGGTGCAATTCGGAAAGGAAAAGCTGAAAACTTTTGAACATGGAGAGGGGCCAAAATGAAAAAATTATGGAATATTTGGGTGTATGTTTTCCGGTTCAAAAGAAAGGGATATACCTTCCACCGTGGATTCTGGAGAACATCATTTTCAAAAACAAGTTATGTCAAACCTCACTGGAGAAAATCGATTAAAAAAAGGGAACCATGACTAAAATTGAACAGATTATTCGTAAGCAGGAAAAACCAACCCTCAGACACTGGACCGGTAGGATGAAACGGTTGTTTCCGAAAGGTCGAAAATGTCTAAATATCTGACCCTGGTTGAATGTGAAAAACTCGCCGGGATTCACATTGATACCCTACGGAGAAATGCAAGGAACGGCGGATTGATTGCAGATCGGACGGGAGGGGATTTAAGCGCGTGGAGGGTGCGTCCCAAGGATCTTAATGCATTTGTGCAGAAAAGGAAAACGGGACCAAGCTTTGATATTTTCCCTGGTGGGTTATCCAGGCGGAAGACAGGGAAGGATGCACCACCGGTCACCCATGATCAGATCGATCTTGCCGTGGCAGAATATCTGGCCAAGGGTGGAGAGATTCAGCATCTGGACTATTCATCAGAACCGCCTAAGACAAACTTTGCCCACAAGAAACCAACCATCCTGGATGAAATAGAGGAACAATGAGCTGGATCAAATGTGCTGATTGCAAGTTTATGTTTCAAACCAAAAATGGCCGCGAGTGGCGTGATAAGGGTGGGCGCATAACGTGTCCGGAATGCCTGGTCATTGAGAAGGAAGATGGCTGGCCATCACGCCGGTATGATGACCCGGAAACCAAGGAGGGGAATGAAAGCTAAACCAATCTGGCAGTTCAATCCAAAAGAAGATGATCCAGTGCCGTTTAAAGCAGATATTCTGCACCGGGGATGTGTCCGGTATGATCCCCGGAAACTGCTGCGTAAATTACAGAAGGATATAGCATTTTTAACACACCCGGTTAAGAGGAGAGAACATGACTGACAAAGGAATCTATGATCTGTTTTATGACATCCTGCGGGAACTGGCTGAGATTAAAAAAAATCAATGGTCAAAGGGAAGTCAGGAAAAGTTGGTTGAAACCTTGATTAAACTGGGGTCGCTGATGGAGCAGCAAACCCAAGTGCTTGAGAAACATGCGGAATTAGTAACCCGTATTGAAAAATATCTGGATGAACCTGAACCTGAACCATTGGTGAGCTGATGAGTGATTGGTTCAAATACTACCGCAGCAGCGCGGACCATCATCTGAGGTCCAGACCCTTCATCTGGATCTATTGGCTGCACTGTTTAGAATCTGCCGCCTGGAAGACTCATGATGTGTTTTGGGACCAGAAAGAATTCTGTTTGGAGAAGGGTTCATTCATCACTTCTATGCATCGTGACAGCGCCAAAAATGGCCTTTCAATCGGTCAAATTCGACACTCCAGAAAGGTGTTGGCCGAATGCGATATGATTTCTGTCAGTACGACAAACAAAGGAACCCTCATCAAGGTCAGTAATTGGAAGGCATTCCAGAAGAAGCCGGAAGACGAAAGTGCAAGCACACTGCAGGCTGATGACAAACGAACGACAAACCAACAACAAACCAACAACAAACCAACGACAACAACAGAAGAAGGTAAAGAAAGAAAAGAAGGAAAAAGAAGGAAGAAGATAACTACTGCCGCGCCCCAATATTCCGAGGTGTTTGAAAAGTTCTGGAAGGTTTATCCAAAGCATGAGGATAAGGCGGATGCTTTTGAATTATTCCAGGAGCTGGAAAAAAACTACTTCCCTAAAAATGAACTGGAAACGGATCTGCTTAAATTTGCTTTTGCTTATGCTGCTGAGTTCAAAGGCGCCAGGACGAAATATGCGAAGAAAGCAAAATACATCCTCCGGGATGGTGAATGGAAATACTGGATGGAAGGGGCGCCCCAGGAAAACACACCTGTGACCAAGACTGAATCCAAACCAACTGCCACAGGCATTGCCACCCTCAGTGCCTACACCATGATGGCAAAATCAAAATGCCCAGGCATTGATCCCAAAGCAATCCGTGCAGCATTCGACAATGGAATGCACATCGATCAACTCACCAAGAACCATCAACCCACAACCCAAGCATGATTGAAAAATACTACGATACCAAACAGGCTGCTGCATTCTATGCCAAGAATTTCAACATCGAAATATGTGAACGGACCATCCAACGATGGTGCCGATCCGGCAGGCTGCAAAGCATCAAACCAGGGAAATCTAGGTACATGACCAAGTCTAATCTGATTGAAGCTTTGACACCGGTTGCAGAAAAAGTTTGACAATCGCATAAAGTGTTCAATAACCTCGCAATTGAGATGGTGCCCGACAACCTGAAAATCGACCCGGACATCAGAGCATGTCGTCGATTTCGGCAGGTTTGTCTTTAGCAGCCGAGGGTTGTTCCCTCATTCCCTTGAGCCTCGGCTGCATCACAAAACCACGGCAGGATGCTATGGGCAAGAAGTGGATTCCAACTGACAAGATCCTCAAGGATATCGAGCAGATGGCCATGTCAGGGTTGGATGAACAAGACATCGCCTGGAATTTGGGGATTCACCCGACATCATTCAGTCACAAGAAAAATGAATATCCTGCAATCGAGGAAACAATCACACGCGGATGTGCGCAAGGAATTCGGCGGGCCACCTCTTCCCTTCTGAACCAGGTGGATTCCGGCCACCTAGAAGCCACCAAATTCTTTCTCAAGAACCGGCGCCCGGACACTTGGAACAACGACATCCAGCACCAGGCCAACATCCAGATCAATCTCTCAAAGCTGAACGATTCGCAGCTGCTCGATGAGCTGCGCGGTGATCCTGCGCTGCTGAACGCCGTCAGTGGGAAAATACCCCAGGCAAAGCAGATTGATCAATCACACATCGATCGGCCTTAATGTCGTTAAAACGGGGTACAAAACGGGGTACATTTTGAATATGAAAACTGCGAATCGTTGGAAACAAAGGGATAAGGAGGGGAATGTGGCTTCTAGTACATCTGCCACATTGACATCTGCTGGCATCAAAGAGGGCCAGGATGGAATCCGGGTGCTGTTTCGCAGCCCAGAGCCAGATGATGCAGCACTGGGATTGGTCCTGGATGCCTGGACCAAAGCAGTGGCAGATCATTCCCCGTGGCAGTGTAACCTTAGACCTGATACATCAGCTAGATGGCAGGGACGCCTGGCCAGCGGCGAAACACGGCAGGGGGGTACCACCGCTCCGATACCCCGTCCCATCCTCGTTTACCACCACGACATTCTCCTCAAAAAATTAATCCCACATACCGACATTACGTTAGCCTGCGACCCTGGAGATCCAGACACGGTTTGGGGATGGGTGTGCAGCGATCTGCATTGTTTACATTTCATCTATGTGAAGAATGCCTTCCGTGGATTTGGAATTGGGCGGTTACTTTTGGAGGAAACGAAACTGACAGAATTTTATGGTATCAACAAGGTAAGAATATCTCACCGGACGCCGGCCTTGTATAGCCATTGGCCTGGCGTTCATTTTATGTGGAACCCTTATCGGATGATGAAATGGAATTAACACAAGTCCATCTGATGCGTGTCTTGCAGATGCCAGGCGGCACGACTGAATTGCTCCAGGCTGGAGAGAAGAATGGAACAGTAACAAAGCTGACCTGGGAAGAAGACATGATCCAGGTAATCCGGAATGTTGAGGGGATTGTTTACACGCGTTACATCCCTATGGCAAATGTTCAGTTTTTGGAAACAGTTGAAGATTCAAAGATTGTAGAAGATGGCAGGAAGTCCAAAAAAGCGGGCGCGGCGGGAAGCAGCAAACGATCTGCAGTGGAGCAGGGAGCAAAGGTTGCTAGTCGAGGAAGCAGTAAAAAGAAAGCGGGGTAGGGAGCAAGTCCGGGAAAAGCTGGTTGGTCTGGGTGAGGGTTTGAGTGAGAGTCTGCATGAGAAGCAGCTGGAATTCTTTTTATCCGATCATCACAAGAAGCTGGCGAGGTGTTCCAGGCGTGCAGGCAAGACTCATCTGGCAGCAGTGGGTCTGATCACAGCAGCCGTGGAAATGGATAATCTGCTGGTGCCTTACATCACGTTAAGTATTAAGAATGCACGTCGGATTGTATGGAACACACTGAGGGAGTTGGAACGCGGATGGGGATTTGGAATGGAGTTTTTGGAAAATCAGTTGACCGTGCGATTTCCAAATGGATCACAGATCATTATGGGCGGATGTCAGGATGAACAGGAGATCGAAAAATTCAGAGGACCACGTTACAAATTATGTGTAATTGACGAATGTCAGAGTATCAAGAGTCGTTTATTGGAGAACTTGGTGGAGGATATTCTGGAACCAGCATGTTTGGATTTGGATGGATCAATCTGGATGTTTGGAACCCCATCTGCAGCAGCAGCGGGGTATTTTTATGACATGGATCAGTTGGACCGGAGTCCCTGGCAGAAGCATTTTTGGACACTTTTGCAAAACCCTCATCTTCCTGGTGCCCTGGAATGGTTATCAAGGAAGAAGGAAGAAACAGGATGGGATGAAGGTGATGCAACCTTCCGAAGGGAGTATGAAGGAGAGTGGGTCCGGGATGAAAACTCATTGGTTTATGCCTTCAACAAGAAAAGGAACTGTGCAGACGAGTTGCCAGAAGTTGAGTGGAACTATGCCCTTGGGGTTGATTTGGGTTTTATTGACTCAACGGCATTCGTTGTTATTTGTTGGAGTGAAGAAGTTGCAGAAACCTATGTGGTGGAAACTCAAAAATACACAGGGTTCACTTCTGATGACATTGCAAAGAAAATTCAGTATTTGGATGCACAATATCAATTCACAAGGATTGTGGCCGATACTGGAGGGTTGGGGAAGATGGTTGTGGAAGAGATGTCAAAAAGATATTCGTTGGATATTTTACCAGCGCAGAAACGACAGAAGCATGATCACATCGAACTTCTGAATTCGGATCTGAAAAAAGGGAAGTTGTTGATTTCTGATGTACCAGAGAATGCAGATCTGATTGATGAGTTGGAGTTATTGGAGTGGGATATGACTGAAATGATCAAAGGACGGTATATCGAAAAAGCAGACTGTGAGAATCATGCAGCAGACGCACTATTATATGTATGGCGGGAATCCTTGGCGTTTTTACACCAGCCTCAGACACTGGCGCCAATGATCGGGACCAGGGAGTGGTTCCGGGCGGAGGAGCAGCGCATGGAAGCAGCTGCTCTGCGCCAAGTGATGGATGAGAATGAAAATCAGTGGTGGGAACAAAATGGAATGGAACCAGTTTATGAAGAATTGAACTGATGGCAGAAAACCAGAACCAACAAACGGATCTTACTTTTCCGGCAGAAGATTTTGGTCTGGAAACCCTCCAGGCAAAGCAGCCAATGTCCACGGTTAGGAAAGCTGCTGCAAAAACTGC